GTGGCACTTTAGCTTCCTTGGAGGAGAGGACAAGATCAAACAGAAGAAGAATATTCAAGTTTTTTGTTCACAACACTGGAAGGTGGATTTGTGGACAGTGGTGAAGTAGAACAAGCCAAAAGAGATCTAGATGCAAAAACATTCCGTCAGGAATACCAAGCAACTTGGGAAACTTATTCTGGTATAATTTATTATGGTTTTTCAATGAGTGAAAATGTTAAACATTTTGATCAACCATTAGACAACAACATCATACACATAGGAATGGACTTTAACTTGGATCCAATGTGTGCTGTGGTTTCCTACATACAAAATGGTATTGTTTATGTGATGGATGAAATACAAATATGGAGTTCAAACACAGATGAACTATGCCAAGAGATACATCGTAGATATCCAGGCAAAAAAATATTTGTATATCCTGATCCAGCATCAAGACAGAGAAAAACATCTGCAGGTGGAAGGACTGATTTATCCATTTTAATGAATGCAGGTTTTGTTTGCAAGGTGCCACCAAGGCATATGGCAATCAGAGACAGAATAAATTCAGTCAATGCAAAACTCTGTTCAGCATCCAACGAACGACAGGTTTTCATCCACCCCAAGTGTAAGAATCTGTTAAATAGTGTAAGCAAACACACATATAAAGAAGGAACCGTGTTGCCGGACAAGACGCAAGGATTTGACCATATGAACGATGCTTTAGGATATCTTATTTCATTCTTATATCCAATCAGAACTGCATATGAGCAACACACACCTGAAAGATTTGCAGTGAAACTAGGAGCAAATAGATAATGGCACAAGACGTTTACGGTTTAACCACTACATCATTCACAGACGACACAGGCAAAAGCATTTCATTACCTGTGCATCAAGATTACGATCAATACATCAACCACTGGAGATTTTTAAAGAGAAGTTATTTGGGTGGTGCTGAATACAAGCGAGGAATGTATTTGAAAAGATACCAATATGAGAATGAAGGCGACTACTTACAAAGATTATCACAAGCGGCAGAAGACAACCATTGCAGAAGCATAGTTCACACATACAATTCATTCCTATATAGACAATCACCAAAAAGAGATTTTGGTTGGTTGGAAGGATCACCTGAAATAGAAAACTTTTTAGAAGATGCGGATTTCGAAGGAAGAACTTGGGAATCATTTATGAGAGATGTGAACATACAAAGTTCTATCTATGGACATTGTTTGGTATTGGTAGACAGACCAGACACACAGGTTGGCACAAGAGCAGAAGAATTAGAACAAGGCATTAGACCTTACACAACTATCATTACTCCAGAGAACATTCTAAATTGGAGATTTGTTAGACAAGCAAATGGACATTATGAACTGACAGAATTAACATTGTTAGAACAAGACGAAAGACCATATCAAAGAACAGGTGAATTCTTTGTGAGAAGATGGACACCAGAAACAATAGAATTATTTTCATATGATGGCAAAGATGTAAAAAACCCAATGAAACAGGTTGAAGTCAAACCCAACACACTGGGCAAAGTTCCAGCAGTTTGGGTGTATGCCAACAGAGGACCAATCAGAGGCATAGGTGTATCAGACATTGACTCCATTGCACAGGCACAAAGGTTTTTGGGTAATTGTTATTCAGAAGCAGAACAACTTATATCTTTGACAAACCATCCTTCATTGGTTAAAACAAGATCAGTATCTGCACAGGCAGGAGCAGGTGCAATTATTGATATGCCAGAAGAATTAGATCCTGCACTTAAACCTTACCTATTACAACCAAACGGTGGTAATTTAGAAGCCATACTTAAAACAATGGACGAGACAGTTAGAAGCATTGACAGAATGGCACATATGGGTTCAATCAGAGCAATAGAAACAAGACAGATGTCAGGTATTGCTATGCAATCAGAATTTTTAATGTTGGATGCCAAATTATGTGAAAAGGCAAAAAACTTAGAACTTGCAGAAGAACAAATTTTTAGACTGTTTGGACTTTGGCAAGGCAAGGCTTGGGATGGTCAAATAAAATATCCTATGGCTTTCCACATCAGAGACAAAAGTCTTGATATGGATATTATCAACAAGGCCGCGGCCGCACAAAGAGATTCAGCGGCGGCTACTCCAAATGTAAAAAATATCATTGATCAAAAAACAATTGAAATACTTGCAAAAGATGAAGATGACTTACAAGATATGCAAAACCTAATGGCAGACAATGGCGTTGAACATCCGCCTATGGAAAATCCTGCAGATATGGTTGAACATATGAGAGATATGATTGTTAATGACAAACTTACAAACGAAGAGATATTAACATTACATCCTGAAATACAAACATTTTTCAAAGCAATGGGAGATAGCAATGGCCAAACAGAGACGGGTGCCGAAGGACAAGGCGTCAGCACTACCTAAAAAATATCTATCAGGTATAAAAGGATCAGCAAGGAAAGAACTTGCTAGTGTGGTCAATCGTATCAGCAGATTATACAAACAAGGCAAAAGGATTCCACAAACATTAATTGACAGGAGGGTGAAACTTGGCAAAAAAAAGTAGACCATTATCAGACACCGTAAGAAAAACTTTACAAACCAAAGCGGATAATTCAAGATATACTCTTGGCACATTACGAAAAGTTTTTAGAAGAGGACAAGGTGCCTTCCTAGGTGCTGGGTCAAGACCAGGCATTGGTATGAACCAATGGGCAATGGCAAGGGTGAATTCTTTTATCAGAGGATCAAAAAAACACGACACTGACTTGAGGAAAAAATAATGGCAGAATATCAAGGCAGAAAAGTCACACTCAATAAACCTTTTAGGACACCAGGCAAGTCTAAAAAATTTGCTGTCTATGTGAGAAACAAATCAACAGGACTTGTGAACATAGTTAGATACGGTGATCCTACTATGAGGATAAAATCCAACATACCAGCAAGAAAGAAATCATTCCTTGCAAGGTTTGGAGGCATATTAAAAAAAGTCAAAGGACAAAAAACATTGTCACCAGCATACTGGAGCATCAGGGCGTGGCAATGATAACATTTTGGTTATTCGTAGGTTTTATGATTTACTTGTTGTTTGAATTACATTGTTGGATAGAGAGGAACTTTTAATGGAGGTTATTGATGGCAGGCGTAAAGAAAAGCACTGGACACAAAGTCCATCACTCCAAATATTACAAGAATGGACAGGAATGGAAACCAGCAAAAGTCATTGGTCCAAAAATGTTTAGCAAAGGTTATAAAGAATATATGGCCGCCCAATCTGTGCAAACAGGTGAACTTTACAGAAATCATTATGGTAGGGTGGCTCCTTGGCATTCAATACAATTTACAAGTATTAAACCACAAGAACTAGATGATTAGAAAACTTTACAGATTACCAGAAGAGACAGCAAGGCACAGACAGTTTAAACAACTGTGTCTGGACTATTTTACACACTATGAGAAATTGATGAAGCATCCAAGCAAGACCAATGCCACTAGAGCAAGAAAGGCCTGCATACTTTTAAAAAAGGTTGCACACCACAGAGGCATTGAACTACTTGAATTGTATGCTCCTTCAAGGAACGAGGGACGACCAGAGAAGTTCCCAACCAAACACAGGATCAAGGAGGACCAAAATGGACAAGAAAAAAAAGAAGAACAAAGGATCTAAGTCTGGAAGAAGAAAACCAAGTGGCAGACGTAGGTAAAGACATTGAGAAGTGGATTGGACAGGTTGTTGCTAAGAAGCATAAAGAGAGTGGAGCGACAATCTGTCCGTTTGCAAAAAAAACTTTACAAGATAGAAAAATACAGATCACAATGGCAAAGAAAGATGTGTTATCTCAGATTAATCATTGTTGTGGCCTTTTTAATGTTTTCCATTTGGACATTGTCATCCTTTATTTGGAACAACCGATAACAGAAAAAAAATTATCCAATCTGTGCCAAAAGGCACACAAACAAAATCCTAAATTTGCCATAATGTATGACCACCCAGAAAACGATGGACTACATAAAGGTGTGTCATTCAGTTATGGCAAACTGCCATTGATAATGATACAGGATTTGGAAAAATTGAGACAAGCACAAAAAATATTAAAGAAGTCTGGATACTACCAAAAGTGGGATATAGACTCGTTTGAACAATTTTACCAATAAATAAACGCATAGTGGTATATCCTGCCACGCATAACAAAAGGAGGATCACGATGGATCAAAATACATCGCAAGACATTCAACCGGCTACTGCAACGGCTGAACCAGTCTCTAACACAGAGCAGGCACAAGCGGATAATCAACCCGCGAAAGTTTATACCCAAGCGGAACTTGATGCAATAGCGGCGGAAACTAGAAGAAAGACTGAAGCCAGGTATGCAAAAAAGTTTGAAGGTATAGATGTTGAGAAATACCAGGCTCTTATGGCGAAGGAAGAAGAACAAAAAATTTCCCAAGCAAAAGAGAAGTCAGAGTTCGAGAAACTGTTGAAAGACAATGCGGAGAAATTCCAAAACAAAATCAGCGGTTTGACTTCAGAACTGACAAAGATCAAAGTTGACGGTGCTTTGATCAATGCGGCATCAACCAACAGGGCAATTAATCCTGAGCAGGTTGCTACATTGGTGCGAAATAACGTCAAGATGACAGAGTCAGGAGAAGTTGAAGTCATTGATCCAAAAACGGGTCAACCTAGATACACTGAGACTGGTGATCCAATGAACATTAATGGGTTGGTTGCAGAATTCCTACAAACTAATCCACACTTTGTTTCAGCGGGACAACCAGGCGGTGGTTCTAAGTCGAACACAGGCACAGAAGGTGTTTCACCAGTTGATGTTAATAAATTGGATATGACAAATCCAGAACATAGAAAGATCTATGCAGAGCATAGGAAAAAACTAGGCTACTAGATCTTATATTAA